GTGTAGATGATCTCTTCTTCTTCGATCTGCATTGACCGGGCCAGGAGTCGGAAAGCTTTCTCCCATTTGGTTATCCCGCCAAAATTAGGATTCTGGGCGGCCATTTGCAACAGGTTGATTACATTCCTTGCCTGGGTTTCCCTCAACAGTAGGGCGGACGCTCCCCGTGCATCAACAGAAAAATCACCCTTGATTTCTTCATTGGGGTTGAACTGCATATTCCAATCATAGAGCCGGGGAATAAACTGGTTGGTAATGTTGTCGTCCCAAGATTTAACCGCGTTGTACTGAACAACATTATCATTGTTCATCAACAGTTCCATGCCCCCAAAGGTCTGGGTCATGTGTTTGGTCATGTCCCCCTGGGCTAATTTGGACTGCTGCCCCTCCTCGTCCGCCAGTTGCATGGCCATCTCAAATACCTGTTTCAACTGGTCGAGGTTGGAATTTATATTGAACACCTTGAATGCGTCATCCATCCGCACGTCCGGGTCGGTCTTCCGCCACGTCTTAAAGCCCTTGAGCGTATAATCCCCATCAACAGGCTCCACCGCCGAGTCATCGTGGACAATCTGCGGCCCGACAACTATGGCGCCGTGGTCCATTATCATCCGCCACGACGAGTTGATAACCCGCTGAGGATGGCGCAGGAGATAAGGCATCCCATAGCCGAAAATGCTTGCAGGGTCCTCCTCCAAATTAAAAACCGAGAACATCCGCTCTTCGGTGTCCATGGGGTTTAAAACCGCTTTAACCACAACGCTACCGATCAGCCAGACAATCCCTTCGTATTCCGTCAACGGGTCGTCTTCGTCAACCTCACATCCACACGCAATCAGTGACCCTTTGTCAATGGGGCCGTGGTATTCCCACATCAAATATCGTTTATCGGAGAAATGGCCGCTAACACCGGAGATATCTCTCAACTGTGTCAGATAATTGGGCGCGGGGGTGTTCGGCTGTTCTTTCAGGACCTTGGATAATTGCTCCCGCATAAAGCCGGGTTGCTTCGACAGTCCCCTTACCTGCTTGCGGGTGGGGAAATGCCGCTGGAAAATAAACTCTGCATCCTCCACACATGACGCTGACATATCCGGGAAGAAGTTAAACGGGTCAACGTCCTCTGGCCCGGGTTTCTTCTCTTCGACAAACTCCAGTACCCGCACAGTCATGCCGGTTTCTGGATCAGCAACCTCGCTCCACTTCTTCCGGGTTTTACCGAAAACAACCGGACCCTTTAACACCCCGGTTCCAACCTGGCAGCCATCGGTTATAACCTGACGGCCGACTTCGTTGTATTTCCCCTCGGTGAGCTGGTCATCTATTTCATCGGACATTAACCGGCATTTCTCGGTTGCCGTTTCTGCCGCTCCTTCCGGCATCCCCTCTGGAACGGGGGTAGGTTTGATTAACCAATTCCGTTCGTCACTGGGAAACAGCATATTCCCGAGCCGGGCCCGCATGGTGTTCGTCCGTTTCCTGGTGATATTAACGAACGCCCTGGACCGCTTCGCATCCTTCAGGGTTTTTTCCAGCTCCGGTTCGTACTTGCCGTTTAGTTGCCGGATATCTTTAACCATCCGGTCTTCGATTGGCTGCCGGAGATTAACCTGCTCCTCCGCCAGCTTCGCAAGTCCCTGGCCGAGAACCTGTAATCGTTCCTCTTCCTCTTCGTGCTGGTATGTGACGTCGTCTTCTGCGTATTCCATCTCAATATCCTGCGGCTGAATCGCCTACAAACGGCCTCGCGTTTGGGGTCAGGGGTAAATGTTTTCCTTTCTTCCCCCGCTCCACACATAGTGACATCTTGGCAGAATCCGCCAGGTTCGGGGAGGGGATCTTAAACCTAGATGTCGCCATCTCCTTCTTCGTCATCACTTGGAACAGTCCATTCCCGTTGTGCTTCTGGGGTATCCTGCATATCTCTGAGCGTAATTTTCCAATCTCCGGGATATCAGAGGAAATAGATATCAACTCGTCCGGGTCGATATATTCACCCTTGGCAACCGCCAGCCACGTTTTCTGGAAACGGTCACGGAGATCCATGTAATACTGAGCCCGCTTGTTCTTGACGACCTCTTTTATCTTCCGCCGCTGGCCTTTTCCGTCCGCCCGGCTGCCTTCGTAATATTCTTCCGCTCTATCCGGGGATTCAGAGCCTTTATACATCGACCAGTCAATACCCTTCCCCTCCAGGGCTTGCCGGACTTGCCGCTTTAATGACGCTCCGAGCCCGTCACAATCCCAATTAAATAGGTCCACCCGCTCCTTGATCGCTTGGTCCAACGCCCAATCGGTACCCTCGTTGCTGTCTCCGGTCGCCAAAGTTTCAGCCCTGGTGATAACCGAACCGTGCCGGATAACGATGGACTTGTCGTCTTTCCCCTCGTCTGACGGGTCATAAGCGCAAACCTTTATCCCTCTGGGCTTAAACCCCAGCCATTTATGAGCGTCCACCGCTGCGTCAAACCACTCAGGGAGGATAATGCTACCCTCAACCTGGTCGTTGTATTCTCCCAGCCAGATATGGTCGTAGAGATTCCGGGGAAGGTTGGCATAATCGAACTGCCGCTCTGCCTCCAGGCCCGCAGGGAACCACGGGTTGTCGGTGTAATTGATTTTCACAATCAGGTGAAGGTCGTCTTCATAATATCCATCCCGGTCAAGATAATCTTGGAACGGGACCAGAAACCTCTGCGACATTGGGTCCGCTGATGACATGGGGTTGAGGCTGAACCACTGTTCCCCTTCGCCCTCCCGCATTGTCGGGGTCAGGATCTTCAGAGATCCAGAGCTTAGGCCCTGGGCCTCCTCTACCCAAAAACGATCAAACCCGTGCATGGATTTAACCCCGTCCGGGTTCCGCGCCAGCCCCCGGAACCGGAACTTCCCCCCAGAGACGTTATCAATCTTTTTATCGCTCACCCTGAATCCCGGGGCCCCGAGCCTGGTAATCTCGTCAGCCAACAAGCTGTGGACCGAATCAGCCATCGAGTTGTGGTACTCCCGGAAACAACCGACTTTCCACCCGTAAACCTGCGTCCCCATGACGAAAGCCCCAGCGAAAGCCTGGGACTTGCCGCCGCCACGTCCACCGTATGCGATTTTGAACCGCTTGCGCTTAGTCAGAAGCGGCTCGAGCTTGGCTGGGAGTTGTAGGTTAAGAGCCATCGGCGGCCCCCTTAAATTCTACGGTCCACTTCCCGGCCGCCGGGATATCTGCCGGGCCATCGTCTAAACTGAACGCCTGGCGCTCCAACTGGATTCGCTTATGCTGGACGTTGGCCAGATTATTGAGGGCCTGGGTCAACTCTGTGATTTGATACGGGATCTCGCGCTCAACGATCTGACCGCGATATTGAGATATATATAATTTCGTTGGCCGGTTGTCTTTGTCACCCAACTCAGCCAGCAGATCCTGCTCTGCTTTTTTCAGTTTATTAATGTCGGCCCGGTGGGACATCACAACCTGCATCCCACGGTCTGCCGCTGCATCAACAATTTTATCCGACGCTTCGCTCTCGTCCTCAGCGAGGTTCGCAGTGCGAACTTTTTGCGAACTGTCAGCGCGAACTATCTTTTCACGAACCTCTCGCCTAACTCTCTTCGCCAGTGACCTCCGCCACCCCTTCTCTTTGGCCTTTTTACGGATAGCGGTGTCGGACACTATGAACCTGCGCCCAATTTCCCGGATTGACAACTGGCCCGCCCGATACTCGGATTTAACCCCGTCCCAGTCTATCTGTTTAACCCGTTTATCCACGAAAAAGCCCCATCCCATTAATTGTTAATACTAGATTAATGGCACAGGGCTTTCGTAAACGCTATTTAATCTTGTCCAGATATGGCTACTCCTCCCACTCCTCCACACTCCAGGACGAATGCCCACATTGTTTGCACCGGCGGCGCCTCCGTTTGCACGTTGCGAACCCCTTGGTCCCTATCACCTCAGTTTTGCATCCGCATTTTTGGCACACCATGGTCACTAGATCCTCCTCCAAAATTTCCGCATAACGCAATATAAAGGGATTCTATCGATATTGCAATATGCACTCGTCCGGTTATACACCTGTTGGGCGTATAATTAATCACGCCCATATTCGGCTATAACTTCTCCAGACTTTCCAAAATATTTAATATCCCAAGTTGGATGGCAATTTTGTTTACCACTCCCCATTTGCAACTGATTAGTAAAAAGCACATCAAGGTTTCCACTATCATTCATTCCTTTAATTGTTCCTGGTTGTCCTCCCACCTCAACCATCATTCCGAGTTGAGCAAATTCTATGCCTCTACAACGCTTCATATCATCAAGAAATTTTCTTTGGTTTTTGGTCATATCGTCCTCCGAGATGTCGCCCAACAAAACGGTGCAGTGG